CAGCAGGGTCGCTGCTCTCAATAGCTGTGCCATTGGCATCTGCGCCAGTGACCTTGGCAAACATAGTGCCAAACTCTGCTTCGGTTGTCGGTTCGCCACGGAGTACCCACTCTGTGACGCCTAGTTCTGTTAGTGCGTTTGAAACTGTTGTCATTTTATCGCTCCTTGTTAAAGCTGTGTAATTGAAAAAGCTGAATATGTACCTGAGTAGATGTAACCGCCAGCTAGGTAGTTATAAAACTCTATATAATCCCCAGACGTTAATGAGATAATGTTATTTATCCCCGAAGTCGCATTGTACCCTGTTTCGCCTTGGCGAGAGTGGCTTTGATGATTGCCTCGCATAGACGAACCGTTCAAATAAACAGCACTGTGTGCCTGCCCATTGCTTAAATGATTTACTTGTATCTGGTAATTGCCGTCTCTAGGGGCGACCCAGCGATAATTAGCGTCATCCCAAGCGCTATCGTTATCTACGGCTATCGTGAGGCCGCTAGATATTTTCAGCCACGCAGCAGAAGAACCTGAGATGTTGCTGGGAGGGTAGGCATAAAAAATAGCCTTGGGGTTTTCAGAAACACCCAAGTCACCCACAGTAGGTACACCACCCGCAGCCGTTTGTAGAGTATCGACTTTTAATATGCTGGTCATTGTGCGATCTCCGTCATTCTGTAGCTACTCACACAACGATACCCGTCAGGGTAATTGTAGTTAACGTACATATAGGGGCCAGTAGAGTAGAATTTTAGCGTGTATGTGTTCGTGCCAGATGTAACATTTGTATCCGTACCCCGTATCATAGTAGGGGCGGTACGCCATCCGCCGTTGCCCGTGCCGTTGTGCCTAGTGTGTCCTAACTCAGTCGAGCCTTTGAAAATAACGTATGTGACGTTACCAGCATTTTCCATCAAACCTGCGGGGTCGCACTCAACAATAACATGCGAACCTGCGATGCAGTTATTTATAGAAAAAGAAAATGTATCAACGTATACCGACGTGGCAGGAGAAGCGTATTGTGTATCATTGTATCCCACTACGTCTTGCACAACACTACCCGCCAACGGCTTCAAGTCAGGTATTTCTACTTGGCTACCCAAGTTAGGCTCTAGGTTATCTACATATAGCGTACTCATTGTTTGATCTCCGTCAAAGTCATGCCCCATGAACTGCTACTGTGTACAATATAAACACCAGCCGCACTACCTGCTAAAAAGTACGGCTCAAAAGTGAGTGAGGTGGTGCTAGAGGCTGTGTACTTTCCCCCAAACGCCATAGGGCCGTAGCCAGTATTAGCCTCCCTATAACCAACATGATAAAGACTTGCCCCCGCCATAGCGGAACGAGACCCCGTACCTATTGACTGATACATTACCGCACGTATGTGACCTGCTGTTGATGATACGTATGCCATTGCGGTTGTAAAATCGACTAAAATCAAGCTGTCGCTATACTTAGGTGTTATCGTCGCTGTAAGTCCCGACGCCGCTAAGGATGTACTTGAGGTGGCAATGTGACCGCCAGATGCGGAATACTCTCGCACTACCTGCACAACACTTCCCGCAGGAGGCACAAACCCCGCACTAGCATCCAAAGTCTGCCCACTAGGAACGATAATCTTATTAGCATTAGCCCCAGATGACGGGCCTTGTAAGTTTTGTACTGTTAGTGTGCCTGCCATCTATACCACCGTTAAGTTGCCATTGACTGTCAGGGTAACGCCTGTTGCGAGGGTCAAAGGACCAGCACAAGAAGCGTTTTCATCTGCGTCAATGGTTGTGTTTGTGTTGAGGGTCTGCTCGTTGATGCGGAAGATGTCTCCTGCACGAGAGCCTACAGTACCGTTGTCACCCTTGAACATGCCACCGCCTGAGACGTTAGCCACTTCAAACGTGGTGTAAGCTACAACCTCAAGGATGTCCCCTGCTGCTGCACCTGCTGTCAGGATTACATCGGAGCCGTTGCTTGCTGTGTAGTCAGCACCGTTAGCCAAGAAGATACCGTTGAGGTACACGTCTAGGAACGTGGGAGTGTAGCCACCTGTAGCGAAGCTGGTCTGACCTGCTGTACAAGTGAAGCTATCTCGTGTCTGGGTAGCCTGTGGTACTGGCTGTGTGCCAATGTATCCTGACATAGTTTAGACCTCCTGTGCAGCGATGTGTGCAGCGTAAGCAGCCTTAACCTCGTCTGTGTGTACTGCATTGCAGATCGCCTGTAGCTCTGTGCTTTCGCCTGTGATGTCAGCATCTGGTGCAATGACACGACGTGAGAAGCTGCGGCTGATCTCTGTGCCACTGTCGTAGATTACACGGGCAGTGCGTACCTGTACGTGCTTAAACTCGCCTACGACTTCGATCTTATCGTCTAGTGTTGTTTCTGTTAGTGCCATCGGTTTATCTCCTATGATGGTTTATGGACTGACTACCCTGTGATCCAACAGGGGTGGTTAAACAAAGTATTGCCCAGAAACCTCTATCCAGTTATAGGCGCTGTCTAGTTGGTCATATCTTAGCGGGATGTTGGTTTTGTAATCACCTAACTGCTCTAGAAACATTTGATTGTTACCATCAGATATTGCCCCGTTGACGTAGGTATACCCAGAATCAAGATTGGTATAACGTATGAAGGCTATGTTGCGGCAATTCACACCCATACTATTATATGAGCTAGCCGTGAAAGGCATTTGAAATGTTATCTGACCTGTAGAAGCCCTTTCATTCAAATAAACGGCACGTAGGGTAAAATGAACAACACTCCCTACCTTGTAGTAGTGGCCCTTAAGTGTGCTGTTAGTAGTACCTTCACTTAAAGTAGGCGTCCAAGTACCCTCTTCTACGTCATCCAACTTATTGGCCGACCCAGTGCCGCCAAGGTAGACACCGCCAGAGAGGTAGAGGTCTTTGAAGCGGTTGTTAGACGCTCCAAGATTGATTGCGGCATCCCTATTATTCCCCAAAGAATTAGCAGGTGCTACGGTATCATAACCCATCCTGATGAAAGCATCAGTCCCACCTGTGCTGCCTAAGTATAATTCCGTGCCATAATTACCAATACTCCCCACAGGTGAGCCGTCTTTGCGGAGGTCTACGATAGTTCCGTCTGATGTTTTGCGATTAAGTATCATCGCCTGACCGCCATCACGGGTCACTTCAACTAAACCCTTGTATGGGTCAGAGTAGATAGCTACGCCAGCATTTGCCAAAAGGGTGTTAGTCTTACCCACAAGCAGGTCGCCCGATGCGTCCAGCGTCATAGCTGTGCTGGTGGCGTTGTCGTCGATGCCTTGGCTAGTGAACGTACCATCGAAAGTAACATCACCAGCAAACGTACCACCAGCAGATGCACTCACAGTGTCACTGGTCTGGAACGAAGCATAAGATACGACAACAACTTGGTCGCCATTCTCAGCAGCAGCAGTCAGCGTAATGCTTGTACCGTTAGTCGCTGTGTAGTCTGTACCGTCTACGAGGCGTACACCATTGTGGAATACATGCACTTGGCCCACAGTGTAGCTCAAGCCAGTTAGGCTGGTAGTCGATGTAGTAATGTCAAAGGTCTTCTTGCGTTCAGCGCCAGAGGAAACCACTGCGGCTTTAGAGCCAATATATCCAGCCATTATGTAGCTCCTTTAGGGTTGGGTGGGTTTTTCGGGGAAGGGTAATGATTGAGGCGTAACCCCGTCCTGCTGCTCCTCAGTCATGTCTTCGTGGCGGTACGTCATAACGGAAGCCCTAAAAGCGTCCGAAACATTTACATCTGGCATGTGGATGTAGTCCGTAGCCGCAAGCCGTTTGTCTCGACCCTCACGGCATAAATGCATACAATAGGCTTTCCACTCCGCAGCTAGTTCAAGCTCTGTTCTATCGTTTAAGTTTTCTGTCATATTACCAACCTTGCCTGCTTAGTTTAGTAGCATAAATATGTAAGGTGTGGCTTGTTGAAGTCATGTTGCTCCAGAGTTGCAAAGCGTGGTTGTTCGCATTATTAGCTTGTCTTTTAAACCTAGCATATAAGACACGGTTGTTTGGAGCGTGACCAGCACCTGTCAGATGAATGTCCGTAGCGTTACTAGAGTTCGTCCCCGAACTGTACCACTGCATAATGCCTGACCAAGACTCTGAGTACCAACCGCCACCGCTAAGTTTTACCGTCAAAAGATACGGTCCTGTTTCCATTCCAGAGGGTCTTTGGCTGTTAGTCATAAAAGTAGTCGCCGTAGTAGAGAGGGAAGCATTACTGCTAACATACAGTTCCATACCATGTCCTGTAATACCATCAGGAGTGATTGACAGATCAGGCATTATTTATTCTCCAATTCTGCGACACGTTCTTTCAGTGCCTTGATTTCGTTTGTTGCTTCTTGCAACGCAGCCACTAGGACAGGAGTAATGCGCCCGTAGTCCATAGACATCATCTCTTCGCCTTCAGGATCACCTGATACAGCCTCTGGGACGATCTCCTGCATTTCCTGTGCGATAAAGCCGTGGACTGCATCTGCCTCTGGATTAGCGATCCAAGTGTGCGTGACAGGCTTCATAGCCATCAGCTTCTCAGTACCGTCTGCGATAGGCTCAATGTTGTCCTTCAAGCGGCGGTCTGAGGTAGTGTTATAGGTTGCGCCTGACGAGGTGACGGAGATACTCCCTACCTTGGTGCCGCTTTTGCGGAACTCAACAATATCGCCATCCGTGGACAGCTTGTTGAAGTACGCTGCAACCCCTGTACTAGCCACTTGAATGTTGTTCGCCCCAGCAATGCGAACACCTTGTGCTGTGCCTGTTTGATTTGCTACATTATCAGAAGTAGTCCCCACAAGCAGGTTGCCCGATGAGTCGATGCGCATGGCTTCGGAGCCGTTTGACCAAAACTTTGTCTGATAAGCCTTAATATTTAATGGCTGCCAGCCTGTGTTGTTCTTATTGAGTGTGCTTATGTTCACCTCATCAGTGTTAGTATCACCAGATGAACTACTCAGAAATAGCGCTGTATCACCGCCGTTTGGAACAATATGTACTCCATTTCCTTTAGGCGAACTCGTCCCAATGCCTACGTTGCCCGCTGAGTCGATGAATAAGCGATACGCACCTTGAGTATCATTATAGATACCAAAGCTGTTGTTGTTACCACTGCCAGATGTGATTAAATCATACGTCCCGTGTTGATCTTGAAGGCGTATACCTCGGTTATTCACGCTGTTGTAGTTAAGGTGTAGCTTGGAAACACTAGGCGAACTTGTCCCAATACCTACGAGGTTAGAGCCGTCAACAGTAATCGCATCCGTGACGTTGATTAAGTCTGTTTGCTTGCTCATTATGTCTGCTCCAGTACACTTACGATCACATCACAAGAGGTTGCAGCAGAGGATGTAACAACAACAGTATCAGTCGTCTCAAGGATGATCTTGCCGTCCAGCACTGACAGAGCAGAGCCAGCAGGAATAGGTGCGCCCTTAACAAGGTAAATACCTGCCACCTGAACATCTACCGTGACTTGAGAGGCTGAAGTGTTAGATAGGTTACAACCGATCATAACAGATGTAGTTGCAGCAGGTACAGTGTACGTGGTGGCAGCAGATGTGCCTACCGATGCACTTGTGTAATTCTTGAATGTGTTAGCCATGATGTTTTATCCTAGAGCTATTGCTAATGCTAGAGCATTTGATTCTGCTGTAGATAAGATAGTAGCCTTGCTATCCCCACCCAATGTATCAGCATCGACGTTTAAGTTATTAACGAAGGCTTGGTCTACTCTTGCATCAATAGCCGTGTTAGCTCTTGCGTCAGTATAATACAGGTTTGTGCCTTCAGCAAGGTCTGTAGTGCTTTTAGCTGCTAAGGCAGTATCGAATCTACCAGTAGTATAGTAAAGGTTAGTACCCTCAGAAAGGTCTGTAGTGCTTTTAGCAGTAAAGGCTGTATCGAATCTACCAGTAGTATAATACAGGTTTGTGCCTTCAGAAAGATCCGTTGTACTCTTAGCAGTAAAGGCTGTGTCAAACCGACCAGAAGTATAGTAGAGGTTAGTACCCTCAGAAACATTGGTGGTAGACTTACCTGCTAAGGCTGCATCAAAACGAGCCTGAGTGTAATACAGGTTAGTGCCTTCAGCTAGATCATCTGTGTCGTGGTTGCTTAGAGACGAAACCGTACCTGTTACACTGCCTACGACATCCGTAGCTAGGTCTTTATTCATGGTCCAACGATCATTCGTAGAATCATAAGTAAATGTAGCACCAGCACCTGCTACGGTGAGACCTGCACCATTAGCTGCAGCAGCATTGGCTGCACCTGACGCAACAGTGATGTTTAGATCATCTACTGCTAGGTTAGCTGAGTTGATTGTAGTGGTTGTGCCATCTACCTGTAGATCACCTGCAATAATAACAGTACCTGTGTCATCACCGTGTGCTGCAGGGTCAATAGTAAAGGTTGCAGGGCCACGAAGATAACCAGATGTGCTGATATTACCAATGCTAAGAACGTCATTACCGTCTAGGGCAACAGCCTTCTCAGCAGGTAGTGTAATGAAGATGTCTTTAGTACCAGAAGTAAAGCTAACCGCTGTGTCTGAGTTAGAACTCTCTAGAACAGTAGTACGAGTTAGCACACCTGCACTATAAGTACCTAGACCAACTTCCCACTCATCCGCATTCCTATGTGAAATAGCGTAGTAGGTAGTGTCGGCGTCACTTAAAGCAGAGCTAAAGGACTGAAAACCTTCTACTGCACCAGCAAGAGTGATGTCACCCGTACCTGTAGTAGTTGTAGTTTCTTTTACTCTATCTTTAAGTAACAAAGCCATGAGAGCTATCCTTATGCAATACGTACGATAGCGTTAGAAGCATCCGCTGTTGGTAGCTGAATAGTAAAGTCACCATTGGTAGATGTCTTAGTACCGCCAAAGTCAATAACTGCTACTGCAGCATTACCTTGTGTAGAGTTATAGATGATGCAACCGTCAGCAGAAACTGTAGCGGAGGCCCAAGTAGTGTCTGCAAAGTCTACAGTAGCTGTGGAGCCGTCTAGTGCAATAACTGCAGAACCCAGAGTGTTACCACCTGTTACGTAGTTAGTGCCGACAGCCTCATCAGAGTTTACTGTGACGTTGCTGTAATTCGTTGTAGCTGCATCGTAAGTACCCGCTGGGGTATCTTGAATGAGAGCAATCTTTAGTGTATCTGTATCTAGATCGTGAACACCACCAAGTAGCTCTTGCTTGAAGCTGTTGCACATTGCAGTTGTAATAGCCATCTTGTGATGTCCTTCAATATGTTGTTAGAAGACACAAAGGGGCCAGCACGAAGCCAGCCCCAGTGTTAAGTCAGATTAAGCTGCGTTGTAACGTGCAGTGATCAATGCTTCTGGGCGTAGAATCTTACGACCATAGAGGTGCATACCACGTACGATGTCAGCAAATGAATCTGGGTCACGGTAGTTTTCTACCTTGTTGATTTGCTCAGCAGAAGCAACAGCTTCGTCCTGACCAGCCAACACAACACCAAAGTTAGTTGCTTGTGCAGTTGTACCTGAAGTACCTGCGCCTGTACCCGCTGCTGGTAGAGAGTTGGACACATAAACACGGAAGCCGTGGATGTTGTTCAACACTAGACCGTTCTGCAAGCCAGCACCGCCGAAGTCACCATTCAACATACGTGAGTCTTCGTCTTTCAGCATCTCTACGAATACTGGGTCTACGACCACGAAGCGACCACGTGCGTCAACATTCTGTGTGTCCATCTTACGAGCCATACGAGCAAGTACAGTCAATGGAGATACAGTTGATGCGGACAAAGCAGTTGCACCTGGCAAACGTGGAGCCAATGGAATTGCGTCACCTGCAGTAGCAGAACCAGAAATGGTCAAGTTACCGAAGACAGTTGCGTCCAAGTGGTTTGCAGTTAGCAATTCACCAGTCAAGTTACCAGATGTTGGGTGCTGTGCGTCACCAGATGTACCAGTGATGTAAGCGCCTGCAGTTGTGTGACCAGTCATGTATGACAAGACGTCTGCGTCCATTGCGTCAGCCATTTTGTATGCTGCACGATCAGCAGCCAAAGAAGCGTGGTCAATGTTTGCGAACTGCTCTTCGATGTCATCCATTTTGAATGCGAAGTAGTTAGCTTTGTCGATGGTCAAAGAGAAGTCTGTGTCATCAAGCTTTTCAGCTGTGATAGCAGTGTGACGCTCAAGAGAGTTGACTGTTACGTCTGGCTCTTTTTGAATACGAACTGTGTCGCCTTGGTTAGCAATCTCACCAAAGTAAGAGTTGTTTGTGATTGCGTTAGTTACAGCTGCACGACGAAGTGCAATCTGTGCTTGCTTAGAATAAATAACTGGGGACCAGTTACCGTTAAAGCCGCCTGATGCGGATGTAATAGCCATTTGAGAATCCTTTCAAAGATATATGTGGCTTAGGGGGAGACACTACATATTCCACTTGAAAGAGGCTCGTCTTATTAGGGTAGTCAGCGTTGCTATCAGGATGGCCGTCCATTTAGCGCTGGGCCTATAATCTGAGGTGGTTCTTTTGGGGTGAATTAGTGCTTAGTGAAAAGCATGTGCAAGTAGTTTATACCTAGCAATACACATGCCCATAGTTTTATCTACGATGTAATGATTGTCAACTATCTTTTAGTCATATCGTAAATAAACTTGCCTTTACGTTGAGCGTCCATGATCTCATCTTGGCGCTTCTCGTATTCCTTAATGCTCATCTTAGCTACCATTGATTCTGATAGGTATTGTGACGAGTCATTTGTATCTGGTGCAGTGCGGCGAGACTTCACAGAAGAAGCTGCCCCTTTGTCTGCTGCAGGTTTCTTAGTTTTGATACCTGTGTCTGCTTTATACAAGTCGATTACACGGGCTACTGACTGTACGTCTTCCGCATTCTCATAAAGAGCATCCTGATAAACCTTAGGTTGCTTGTCTGCCCACGCATGGAAAGCATCGTCTGCACGGATCTCGGCAAAGTCTGGGTGAAGTTTAAGCAGATCAACCTCAGCCTTCTCACGCTTAGCTGTACTGCGCATCTCTTCGATCTCTTTCAAACGGGAGTCTAGTTCAGATGCTCGTTCGTTAGCCTTCTTGTCAGCAATAGCTTCGACAATACCAGCCACGTCAGGATACTTCTTAGACCATGCGTCGATGTCGTCTTGGGACTTAGGCAGTACCAACTCATTCTTAGTCGCCGCGTCAAGTTGAGCTTTCAATTTGTCTAGCTCTGCTTTTTGCTCAGCTTCTTTTTCCTGCATGTAGGATCGGATGTCTGAGTAGCGTTTCTTAAAGCTTTTCTCTTCACCGCTTAGCTCTTCATCTTCTTTAACTTCAGGTTCTTCTTTAGCAACCTGTTGCTCATCTGCAACAGTATCTTCTTCCTGAACTTCTTCAACAGCTTCGGCCTCAACACTCTCTTCAGTGTCTTCTGTGACCCCTGCTTCTTTTAGAAGAGCCTGTAGCTCTGCTTCATCACGTTTAACCCGTGCAGCGTTACGGTTATGCGACATTGAATCTGTCTGAGTTGATACACTTTCCATGTATTCAGTCCTTATGTTAGGGGCCGACGATATTGTCGGGTAGCCTTTAGTTGGTAGTTGTTAGAAGGACTTAACGTCCTCCTGGGTTAATCCCTGCTTTAATTACGTCTTCAGTTTTGTAGGTAGGTACTGCGCGTGTGCTGCCGTCAGAGTCGGTAATAAGTTTTCCGCCGTATTGTAAACCAGCTTCACTGTACTTTTCTCTGTTAGCACGGGACTTTCGCGCTGCTTCCATAGTCTCGTCAGCTAACGAAGAATCACTGTCTGAGTCAGAAGAAGAAGAAGAAGAAGAAGAAGAAGAAGGGAAGTAGTCAGAATCAGATCCACGTGGAGTATCATCTAGACCTGGAGTAGCAACGTCGAAGAAACGAGGATCTGCTTCTATGACTGGTTTAGTAACCTCAGCAACGTAAGGATCAGAAGGTTCAAGCTCTGTTGTAGTGATCTCAGGGATGTCTAAGTCGCCTGCTTTAGCTACGTCAGCCTCAGTGACTTCAGGTGTAGTAGTCTCAGGTGTGTAACCTAATTTAGTTCGCCATTCTCTTGATTCAAGATCACTCATAGCAGAAGGTTCAGGGTTTGATAATCCTGCTAGAACTGTCTGTTTGTCTTCAGAGACAGGTGTGTCTGAAAGAGCTAATCGAACAGCTGCGTCTGTATCTTCTTTTAGCAACTCTCCTGTAAACTCTTTGTCTTTACCTGTGATCTCGTTAAAGATACTCTTCAAGAAACCTGGCTTTTTCTCGGCAGTCTCTTCTAGCAGACCTTCATAAAAACCTTGGCTATCTGTGTATTCCCCAGATTCGATACGCCGCTTAATCTCGTTTTCTGTACGTCGAGACATGTCTGAGAAAGCAAACTTAGCAAGAAGACCAAACAGAGGGTTTACCAGACCAATACCTGTAGAGACCAATTTAGCTGTCTTGCTGTTCTGCTGTTCAACCATCTTAGATAGTTCTTCAGCAGTAAGGTTCTCGTAGTCTACGGCCTCAGGTGGTGGAAAAGAACCGCCGCCATCGTCGGAATTAGAAGACTGTTGCACATTTGCAACACTTTCTACAGGAGCTTCACCTTGTACGTAGAAACCTTCAGGGATCACAGACATAGGTACACCGTTAAAGAACGGTATCTGCATCGTAGCACCCTCAGCATTAGTGTACATTACGTAAGTAACACCACCACTTACTTGACCACCTACAGCATAACCAGAAACGTAACCGCCTTTAGCCATCATAGGTTGTTCAGGTTGGTCATCGTCTGTCATCTGTAACTCACTGATGTCAAACGGAAGTTCTTCGTCACCCATTTCCATACCGACAGGATCACCACCAATACGACCACCTGCGTCTAGTTGCTGGAAGCCTTGCTTAGCTTCAGTACGCATATCTTCGAAGTGTTTAACACCATAGTATCTGACCACATCAGCAGGAACAACGTACTCGCCTTCACTTAACTGAGCAGGAATGTCATCACGTACTTCTTCGGGTAAAGAACCTGTAGGAACTTCATTACCTGATACAGGGTCAATCTCGTCTGTTCGTGACGACTTGAACACTGCTTCCATTTGATCATTCTGGTCCATTAAGTATATCCCTCATGTATTTTACATTCTTGTAAGCGCGGATAGCCCCTTGTGCACGATAGAGTTCGTCCACCGTGTGCAGACTTTCCATTGATCGGTGTTGGTTAGTAATGAGTTTATCCAAGTAATCCGTGAACGCGTCCCATTGCTCTTTGTTGTTTACGAAACTCTTAAGCGACATTACCACTAAATCCTTGTTCACCTGGGGTTGGGGCTGTTCCCATACCTATCTGTCCACCGCCGCCACCAGACGTGTCCTGTACGCCGCCCTGAGGGGTCTGAGGAGCCTGCTGGCCCATTTCTGGGGTTGGGACACCTTCTGGACCTTGAGGCGCTGGTGCAGGCTGGTTGAAGCCTTTTAGGATCTCCGCCTGTATAGCAGCATCCTGCATAGAGTTAGTGACTTTGTTAGGGTCAAGATCCATAGACTTAGCAATCTCACGAATGATGTAGTCCATCTTAGCAAACGGAGCCAGTGTAGGGTTCTGGGCTACCTGTAAGAATTGCATCAGGCGTTGTGAGCGAACTTCGTTAGCCATGAGGCTTTCAGTACCTGCAGCTTTAACTTCTAGATCGCCCTTGATCTCATCGTCGTAGTCAAACTGCATGTTGAAGGCGAAGAAAGCTTTACCTAGTGGTCGTAGTAAGTAGTCATCTACGTTCTTAACCACAGTACGAATAGAGCCGTTAGCAGCAGACATAAGCATACTAATGCCAGAAGCTGTGCGACCCACGCCAGATACGCCAGTTTGACCATGAGCAAAAGAAGGGAATCCAGTAGACTCATCAGCTAATACTCGTGCCTTATCAAAGAGTTGTAGGTTTTCTTGTGCTACGTTAGGGAACTTGGTTCCGAAGATTGCCTGTCCAGGTGCACCACCCTGACGTCGGAAGACTTTTCCAGGGTAGATAGATAGGTCTTGGCCTGGAACTAGGTTAGACTCATCAACTTCAATGATAAGATTACCAGACAAAGCAGCGTTGTCAATAGACATGCGCATGAAACCATTCATCAGTGTCTGCGTGTCATCCATGTTCTCAGCGATACCAATACCAAAGAAGCTGTACGGGTTGTGTTCGAACGGAACTGCGTAGAAAGGAATAGTAGTAGGCTTGAACGGGTTAATCACAAAGCGGATAACTTCGCCATTACAAATCCAGATGTTGCAGTTAACTTCGTCTAAGTCTTTGTATTCGCTAGGGATCTTTACACCATTCTCTTCTAGGTGCTCAACGTCTACAAAACCCCAGAACTCTAGAACTTCCCAACGCTCTGAATCTGGCTGAACTTCATCGTCCTGCATAGCCATTTCCCAGTGCTTCTGAATATAGTTGGAACCTTTGTCAATCGCTTGCTTGATTGAGTCCTTCATAAAGTAGGGTCGGTTACGAAGCGTACGTAATTGCGTACGGGACATCTTATGACGTTGTACCGCGTACTCAGCATCCTGCATGGACGCCGCTTCAGGATCTGGATAGAAGTTCCAGACACTTACGTGCTCACACTCAGGGACAGTCTTAATAAGAGGGTCGTAGTTACCTTCTTCGTCCCAGTTAGGGTACTCTTTATCTACTGCGAATGGACCCTTCATAACACCTGTACCCAAGAGAGCCTGTTCAAAAGCCATTGAGCGTAGATGAATAGATGCACCTGATTCTAGAAGTTGATCATGGATCTTCTTCTCCATCTTCTTAGCTGCAACCATCGCTGGGTGGAACGTAACTGTTGTCGGGGAAGTACCGTCACCTTCTACAATCTTCTCGGATACACTAGACAACTTTTCCTCTAGTGGTCCTAGGCGATTTTTAAGGTCAGCAAGGGTCTCACCAGGTTTTAGTTTGTTATTGCCGTCAAGAAGATATGGAGTAGAGGGTTTGTCCTCAGTAAGAGACTTAAGAGCGTCTCCTGCGGAAGCTGCGTTAGGGTCCAAGTTAATGTGGACCGATTCAGCTACACCATCAGGTAAAACTGTAGGTTCTACGGTAAGTGGGAAGGTATTGTTGCCGAACAGAACATCTACGATCTGACCGTAAGCAGCAATAGTTTTAGTCTTAGTAACCTTAACAAACACACGAGACTTCTCAGTGTCTGTAAATTGTACGTCTGGCCCGTATAGGCCTCGGTAGTTACGATATGCACGGAGCCAACGGTCCTCGTCACCTCGACGTGAGTCTTCTGATTGACGGAATCGTTCCTCTACGAAAGCCACCACACTTGGGCGAGACTCGAAGATACTTTTCACACCGTCTTCTGCCGCTGTTACTTCGTCTGTGTCAAAGGATAGTTCGTCAATATCTGCCATGTTTTAGTATCCAAACTTGTTATCTGCGGCTTGGAAGCCACTCTTTTGTGTTGCTGGGTTAAAATCCCACAGAGAACTGCGTGGACGTGTCATGATGCCGTATCGTAGAGCATCGTAAAGGTGATCCTCAGCATTCGTGTCAACATCTTCAGGGTTACGTTTATCTAGGGGGAGGATAGGTAACTGCGCGATTGTGTTTGTACACGAAGCCATGAAGACTAGACGGGGTTTCTCAGTAAACTCGTCAACTTGAAGTCTACGGTGTATTTCGTTCTTACCTGCTACTCGTGAACCTCTTGAACGATCTGAGGGACGCCATCTGCAACCCTTGTTGTTCATTTGTTCTGCTAGTGACGGTCCTGTATCGCCTCGGTTGTGCCAGAGTGAAGAGTCAAGCACTCCGTATCGAATTGTACCGTCCTTTTTCTCTGCGTCAAGGACCATATCTGCTAAGTCTGGC